CCAACCTAAAATCATATAAGTTGTGGTTTTACTGGGAAGATAACGACGATAATTTGGCTCTTTTGGGAGATTTTGGTTCCCTCCCGAACCAGCACTGGGCCCCATAATGAATAAATTTCCACTATACAACAGTGAAGAAGGTGCCGACAACTCCACCAGTTTCGTTCGCGGACTATATCCACTGTTAGGAGGACGAGAAGATGGCTGATTTTGGAACCGTCGTCAATGGAGTTGCCTTCGAGAAGCGTGAGCGATGGTATGATGAAGTTTTCAAACCGCTAGGTGACCTCGTTATAGCTTTGGAAGATCTTGCCGACGTGTCCCAGGGCGACTGGTACACTCCCATGGGGTCCCGAGATTCGTGGCTCGAGGCGAACTTGCACCGTGACAACCTCGAGGCCGAGTCCCTGGGCTTCCCCGACGGCCCGGGCTGGTTTGATAAAGTTGACGCAAACTGGCAGGCTGCGTGGGAAAATTTAAATGATCTCTACGAGCTGCACGGCGGCGCAGGCGAGCCCCCGGCCCAGGACCCGACCTCGGTGGTGTGGGACAACATCGACTCGACAGTCAACTTCTTGGCTGATTATCAGAACGTCTAACTCGCCCTCGCCGTCCTCGTCGCCGCCGAAGAAGAAGAAGAGGAGGAGGAGAAGGAGGAAGAAGCCGCCGCTGCCGCCGCCATCGCCGCCGCCGTCGCCAACCTCGCGCCAACACGTCTAGGCACTGACGATGTAAGTTACTTGTCGGAGAATGAGGATTGTCAAAGATATTTTTCCACCACTTTTAACAAAGAGGTTATAACCTTTGTTCCCATCATTCATAATTTTTATTTAACAAACAAATATTTCAGGAATATCAATAAAGCTTTTGACAACACGAAAGATCGTGCTTTGGACATTCTTTTGAGCACCATAAGAAATGACGATAATTTTGATAATACTCCTGACATGACCCGCGCGTCCGCTGCGGCAGCAATCGCCAATTCCACAGGCCAAGATCAAAATGAAGCATTTAACTCGGCAGCAAGAGATTTCATTCTTAAGATGCTCATTAAAACTCCAATCGATATTTTAAAGGGAGTGGTTGAACTGGTTGATCCCCACGTTGCTTTGACAAAAATAATTAAAGTTGGAACAGGCAAGGCTTTTAACGACTTGGCCAAGGAATTAGACGCCCCTGCTCGCGGCATAAACGAAGAGCTTACAGGAGAAGACTTGTTAAAACTAGTGTTGTGCTTCGTGGACCAGTCTCTTAGTGTCGCTGACAGTGAGAGTAACAACCAGCTCCCGCAGGTCGCCGGCGTCGGCGGGGACAACTTCTTCCCAAGAATATCCATCGATGGGGTAGACTTTACCGGAACAGTTTCTGGAATGCTTATGGTGCCTCCAAGTCCATTAGGGTTGATTTATTTGTTGCTGGAACTACTTAAGAATGAAGTTACAGATGCGGTCGAAAATGTAGATCAAGCCGGCACCGAGGCCGCAGATGAAACAGAATGTTGAGTTGAGGAATAGAAAATGAGTTCAGGACTATCAGTCGCACTTCCATTAACAATAGATAGTGTTTTTGGGGCTTACAATTTAAATACCACTTTTGAGCAGCTCGCCAAGCAGAATTTAAAGATGCTTATCTTGACAATTCCTGGCGAAAGAATAATGGATCCCAATTTTGGGGTGGGCCTAAGAAGGTATCTGTTTGAATTTAATGGCAGCGATACATATTCAGCCATCTCGTCCAGAATAAGCCAACAAGTTCAGAAGTATTTAAGCTATATAAGAATTGATGATATTAAGTATCAAATTCCGGAAGGGAACATTGATCTATATCCACACAATTTGTCTGTATCAATATTTTTTACCATTGTTCCGCTTCAAATGAGCACGGCTTTGCAGATTGATGTTGATAACAACTAATTAATGAGATAACAAAATGGCCAAAAAATTACAACCTATTGATTACACCAGCCGCGACTTTGATTCTATTCGTAAAGATTTAGAGAATTACGCGAAAAGATATTACCCGAACACCTATAAAGATTTTAACGAGGCCTCTTTCGGCTCCTTGATGCTGGACACCGTTTCCTATATCGGAGACATTTTATCATTTTATCTTGACTACCAAACAAACGAGAGCTTTTTAGAGACTGCTATTGAGTATAACAACGTAGTAAGATTGGCCCGGCAAATGGGCTTCAAGATGAACACAAGCCCCTCATCCTATGGTTTGTTGACTTTCTACATTCAGGTGCCAAGCGATGCCTCGGTCGGCGGCCCCAATTTAAGTTATGCCCCGGTGTTGCGCGCCGGCTCGCTTTTCACATCAACTGGTGGGGGTATGTATACACTTTTAGAAGATGTTGATTTTGCGCAGACAACCAATCAAATTGTGGCGGGAACAGTTGACTCCACCACAGGCACTCCCACAAATTATGTAATTCGTGCCCAAGGGAGGGCAGTTTCTGGTAGATTAAACTTTAAAGAAGTAAAACTCACAGAATTTCAAAGGTTTCGTAAGGTCGATCTTCAAACAACCCGTGTGGCCGAGGTTTTGAAGGTTACAGACTCCGAAGGCCACGAATATTTTGAAGTTGATCATCTATCACAGAATATAGTCTACAAGGCAATCAGAAACACCAACACCTCCACCAATAATACAGTGCGAAATATTCTTAAAGCCTCTCCTGTCGCTAGAAGGTTTGTGGTCGAGAGAATAGGAGATCAAATATTTTTACAATTTGGTTATGGTTCGGACTCCGAATTACTATCAGAATCGGTTGTGGATCCTTCATCGGTTGTAATGAACTTGAATGGTAGGACTTATACCACTGATCAGGATTTTGATCCAACGAATTTAATAAGCACCGATAAGTTCGGAATTGCGCCGGCCAACACAACCCTGCGAATTAGTTACAGAGTGAATACTACGAGCGATGTAAACGCAGCGGTTAATACAATTGTGAACAGCACGCGCCCGTCATTTAAATTCACATCCCAGGGCTCCTTGTCGCAGGCCACAAGAAATGGTGTTATGGGCTCTTTAGAGGTTACAAATGAGGAACCCTTTGTGGGCGACATCTCATTGCCTTCCTCTGACGAAATCAAACAAAGAGTATTTGGATATTACGCCACACAGAACAGGGCCGTAACAATACAAGATTATCAGACAGTGTGTTATGCGATGCCTGCTAAATTTGGAGCAGTTAAAAGGGCAGCCGTTGTAAGGGACTTTGATGAATTCAGAAGAAATCTTAATGTTTATGTTATATCGGAAGATACGAGCGGCAAACTGCTGGCGGCAAACTCAACGTTAAAGAACAATTTAAGAAATTGGCTTCTCCAATACAAGGTGGTCAACGACACAGTTGATATCTTTGATGCTGTTATAGCCAATTTTGGTATCAACTATGTTGTAGCAATTGATATTAATGCGAACAAGTTTACGGTTTTGAATCGAGCGACTGCCGCAATAAGGCAATATCTGCTCCGAAATCAATATGATATTGGCGAGTCTATATTGCTCACAGAATTTTACAAAGTATTACAGAAGGTTGACGGCATTATTGATGTTGTTGACTTGGAGATTGTTGGCAAGAGTGGGGCCTCTTATGCTGCTTCTAGTTTGGACTATAAAGCAAATCTAACTGCTGATGGAAGAAGGATCTTGGCTGACAAGAACACCGTGTTTGAATTAAAATATCCCAATCTTGATATTAAGGGATCAGTCCAGTAATGGCTATTTTAAGATATACTGCGAGCGCAGATACCACCATTACCAATGCGTATGAGGCGAATCTTGTAACGAGAGGAACCGGCTCAAATATGGGCTATGCGGATTCCCTAGAGGTTTTTTCTATTTATGGACAAGAATCCGGCTCAAACGGCCAGTCACAAGAACTCTCACGTATACTTGTTCAGTTCCCGATAAGCTCTATATCTGCCGATCGAACCGCTAATACAATTCCGGCCTCTGGTAGCGTGTCTTTTTACCTTCGGATGCATAACGCGGCAACTCCATTCACATTACCACAAAACTTTAATTTGGTTGTGGCCCCCGTCTCGCAGTCTTGGAATGAGGGCGACGGCCTGGATATGGATGAATACCAGGACTTGGGATATGCTAATTGGTTGTCGGCCAGCAGCACTGCTGCGTGGACTTCTATTGGCGGCGACTATCTAACTGCGTCCAACTATAATGTTTCTTTCCCGCAGGGATATGAAGACATAGAACTAGATGTTTCACAGATTGTGGAACAGTGGATTGGGAGCACATTCACTAACTATGGTTTTGGCGTCCACCTCACCGCAAGCCAAGAGGCTTACTTCTCCAGTTCTCTGGGGGCCGACAGCGGCTCTGTTATTCAGAACACGGTTGGTGCAACGCAGTCGTATTACACAAAGAAGTTTTTTGCGCGGTCTACGGAGTTCTTTTTCAAGCGACCTGTGATTGAAGCCAGGTGGGACTCGCGGACTAGCGATGATAGAGGAAATTTCTTTTATTCCAGTTCGGTTGCCCCAGCCGCGGACAATTTGAACACGCTTTATTTCTACAATTATATTAGAGGAAAATTGGTTAACATACCGGCTGTTGGAGCGGGAAACATTTTGGTGTCGCTCTACTCGGGCTCCACAGTAGCAACAGGCTCTAAACTTGTGCTGTATGACGGCAACACGAACGTTACAGGCGGTTGGGTGAGCACGGGTATATATTCGGCCTCCGTTGGCATTACGGCGTCTTCTACGCCGCTAGAGAGGCTCTATGATGTATGGCACTCATCGTCTGTTGAATATCATACTGGCTCCATAAATCCAGCAGAATTTTCATCATTTGCGGCAGCACCAACATTTGACAAGATCACAACAATTACAAACTTAAAGAAATCGTATTCCACTAGTGAAACCGGACGGTTTAGGATGTTTGTAAGAGACAAGAACTGGTCCCCAACAATTTATTCTGTGGCGACAGCAACAAACCCAACAGATATAATTGTCAGTGGAGCCTACGCAGTATCCAGGGTAATTGATGACTTGACTGTTATTTCGTATGGAACAGGAAGTGACAAGCAGACTTATACTTCATACGACGTAGATGGTAATTATTTTGATCTAAACATGTCTTTACTAGAAGGCGGATATATGTACAAAATTAAGTTAGCCTACTACAATGATTCAATTTCTACCTGGGTGGAGCAACCTTATACATTCAAATTTAGAGTTGAAGAATAATTAGAGCATGAGCATTAAGAAATATTTTGATATTACATCAAAGATTAAATCTCTCGCAAACAAATCTACCGACGAAATATCAAATCAGGTAGAGTCCGTTGCGTATCATACGCAGGACATAATTGAAGAAGAGAGATTTATACCTCGTGTAGACTTATCAAAACCAGAGAATTTTGCTCGCTATGGTTCCGCAAAGGAATATTATGCTCAATCTATAAAAAGAATTTATTCAACTTATCCCTATGATGGATCTTTAAAAGAAAGATTGGAGTGGGAGAACGATTCCACTTATCTAGACCTCCATATATACGATAATGAATACCCCCGCACTAACGGATACATAATCTTTTCTGCTGATGGTTGGGGCGCCGGCTCTACCACAGATGGTTACGGGCTTCCGACTACAACTGAATACATTTACTTCAAAGGAGGGCCGAACACAAATCCAAACGGAATGAGCCCATATTCAATAGCATTTACGGGGTCCAACTATTACGAGACTTCAAAAAATCGTGTATCAAATTTAGATTTTTCGTTAGCAACAAAGGGAGTATCTGTTGAGTTTTGGCTTAAAAAGTCCGCATTCATAACCGGATCGACAGAGAAAGAAGTTATATTTGATTTGTGGAATGGGAATGCTTCCTCTTCTGCTGATTATGGGCGCCTTAGAATTGAGTTGACCGGCGCAACAGCCGGCACAGATCCGTTTAGGGTGACGATATACTCTGGTTCTACTGGCTTCTACCAACAGGGTGTCGCTGCTTCTACTTTTACAACCGCGTCAGTGGCCGATGATACTTGGCACCACTATGCGCTTACTTTCAAGTCTGCTTCGGCTGGCGTAACCTCGCGTTTTTATGTTGATAGCCAATTAAATAACGAAACCACACTCGGCTCGGCCGGAATTAATGATGTCTCGGGCCTTGATCTCCGCGCCAATATCGGTGCTTTGCTGACCGCTCCTTCTGGATCGGCAGCCGTCGCTTATGCCGGCAAACTATCTGCTTCTTTGGATGAGTTCCGCTATTGGAAGACCCAAAGAAGTTCGCAAGAAATTGGAAGATTTTGGTTTACACAAGTCGGCGGCGGGGTAAACTCCGATCCCAAACCTTTTGTTGATACTTCAGAAGTTGCCAATATAGATTTAGGGGTTTATTACAAGTTTAATGAAGGTATAACCGGAACCTCCTCCACAGATAGCACGGTTCTTGATTATTCTGGCCGTGTATCTAATGGTGCCTGGACGGGATATGCTTCAAATTCAAGAAACACGGGTTCGGCAATTGTTTTGTCAACCGCCGCAACTAGCGAATTTAAAGATCCAATTATATATTCTTCTCATCCGGATGTAATATCTTTAAGCAGTCGGCTTGAAACTTCGGGTTCTGCTCACGATGCTAATAACAATGCTACCATATATGGTTCTATTCCTTCTTGGATCACCGAAGAAGATGCCGAGGGAACAGGGGATGTAAGAAAACTAACCCAAATTATAGCGAGTTATTTTGACACACTCCAACTACAAGTGGAGAGCCTTAATACCCTAAAAGATATTGATTATGTTAGTGGTAGCAATAAACCACTTCCTTTTGCTGAAAAACTATTAAATTCATATGGCTTTGTGTCTCCGGAGATATTCCTTGACGCAGATATTTTTGAAAAGATTGCCGACAGAAGTGAAGATAAAGTTTACGAGAAGTCTCTTCACGATATTAAGAATATAATTTATCAAAATATATACAACAATTTGTCTTACATCTATAAGACCAAGGGCACCATAAAGTCGTTTAGAAATCTAATGCGCTGTTTTGGTATTGATGATGAAATCGTCAAAATCAATATGTATGCGGACAACATTGAATATGAGTTAAGGAATAATAGAAGAAATGTAATTGTTGGCGATAGGTTCGTAAACTTCAACACGGGGGGTAACAAGAACGCGACAGTTTACAACTACACGGATTCAACAAACACAAATGCTGTTGGGTTTATAACGTCTAGCACTGCTTTGACTGGTGGTTATGCTCTCACACTAGAAACAGAAATCTTATTTCCTTTAAAGCTTGAAGAGGACAGTGATTATTATTTTGAGACGAACGCCATAAGTTCTTCATTGTTTGGAGTTCACGGCACTGTGGATTCGGGCACGGATACAACCTGGGCCACAGCAGACGCGGTCAACTTCCAAGTGCTTGCCGTAAGGGACGAATTAAATTCAAATAATGTTAGATTTGTATTAACTGGGACAGCCGGCGGCTATGTGCCCAACTTGACATCTTCACTTTATGAAGCCGTCTACAATAATACGCAATGGAATATATCAGCCAGGATAAAGCCAGAAAAATATCCCTTGGATAGTTTTGTTGGAGGCGCCGATAGCGGCAACTACATTATAGAACTTCACGGAGTTGAAGTAGATTCGGGCGAGAAACTACAAGAGTTCACAGTTTCCCAGACGATTACTGCTCCTCCTGATGTTTTTATGACCGGCAGCAGAAGAGTATTTGTTGGCGCTCACCGAACGAACTTTAGCGGCACCGTATTACAAACTTCTGATGTTAAGGTAAATGCTTGTCGTTTTTGGATGGACTACTTG